AATATTATAATATTAAAATATTAATTTTAATAATTATAAATTTATTTTTTTTTAAAATAAATAATAATAATAATAATCTACTTTGTTTTCCATAATGTTTATTTAATACCAAAAAATTTATATCGTATCCAATAAAAAAATACAATAATTAAATAAGTTAATATTAATGATAATAAAATATATTTTATTATTTTTGATATATTCTTATATATTAATTTAATTTTTAATATAAATTTTAAAATAGTTACTAATATAATAATAATAATAAAAATAATATATTTTGTTATTGGAATATCCCACAATTGTACTAATAAACCACAAAAAAACTCAAAATATGTTTCAGGGTCTGTTCCTGTTTCCATTACATATCGTGTAATAAATTCATAATTTAAATAAAAATTTTTAACAAAATTTAAATATTTTTTTGAATAATTATTATTTTCAGATATCAAAAAATGTAATTTTAATAATATCCTTGGTGTAATATAATTTTTTTCTTTTATTACTTGATGTGTTGTTTTATCAAAATTAAAAACAATATAGTCACCAGAGTTTATTTTATGTCCTATATCTAAATTGTTAAAATATGTAATAATATTATTATTACCATTTGTTAATCCAATAATAACTCTATAAAAATTTATTCCTGGAAAATTAAACCATACATTATCTCTATGTATTACATAATTACCGGATGCTCCATATAAATTAATTTTATCCAAATTATTTTTAGGATTAGAATAATATAATTCATCCATTTCATTCGCACTAATTTTTACGCATTTTTCACTACCATCACATAATTTATTCCAAAAATCATTTTTTTGTATTTGTTCAACTTTAGATTTTATAGAATATGGCATATCATCATACCAAGTATGATATGTAGATGCGTTTTTATCAGGAACTATATTATAATATTCTTTTGATATATCATCTAAAATAGATTGTAATTCATTTGGTAATCTACCAATACCAACCTTACCTTCTATTTCATCTCTATATGTAAATAAACTATCCATATATATTATAAATATATTTTTGTAATTGCAAATCTAAAAATAGTAATACAATTGTAATTTAATTATTGGTTTATAAAATGGGCGTTTTAAATGAGAAAAGGTGTAAAATTATAAAACACTTTTGAAAAGTGAATCAACTAACAAACCCCTCCAGTATTGTACAAAATGTTTTGCTTATTGAAGAAAGGATATGTATGTAATGGGTTCCCTCTTTTTAAATATTGAAGCTATAAAAATCACTTTTGACCTCCCGTGTCGCATAAGATAACTGAGGATTTTGAGGAGGTGGTGCAGGAATGGTGACCGGGATGTATCTCAAACTGGCGGGTTTTAAAACAAACGCGTAACCATTTTCATCAAAAAAGATATCATTTTCTTCAACATTGACATCGATAGTTTGGTATCGCATGGCGAGCATTTGGCATCCCATTTCACGCATAACAACCGAACTAGGATTTTCAGGATTGGATCCTTTGTCGGGCATACCGATGGTCATGTTTTGTTTATTGAATTCAATGAGTTCCGCCATATCTTGTGTATATTTTATATCGTAATAATGTAGAGCTCGCATGAAAACAGAGTTACTAGTCATGTTAACAAACTGATAAAATTCTGGACATTCCAAGAATGCAGTGTTGCTTTTGTCAACGATGATGGATACTTTGCCCATAAGGGTTTTAATTGGTACTTTGCCAAAGTTATGTCCATAATATTCAGAGTCATAGTCTTTGCTGAGTAATATAGGGTCATAACTTTCTAAAATGAGAGCAAAGTTTTTAAACATTTCGTTGTTGGCGCTTTTAATGCGTAGGTGTATGATAATTGGATCGGCCGCGTTAGGCGCAGTTGATGTAGCAAAGGCATAATTATTTATGATATTCATGACATCAGAAAAATATACATAGTTGAATGTTTCTTTAATATAGTAGTCATCGGTAGTGGAAGTTGCCACAACTGGTTTGTCATCAATGGAATAAATTTCGAAATCAAGTCCTCTGACGCCTTGTTTTAACAAGTCTTTCAAGACACATAAGTCTACATAGTCATTTTTATATTTACCACCGCTACAACAATTGTAAGCACTTTTAATATAATAGTCCCTTAATGAATAATCAAAAGAATCTGAATTATTCATTGATTGTATTTTACCATTCAAAGTTCCATAAAGACTATCCATATTACTGCATTCTAACTTTGGTAGTGTTTTATAATAAATATAGTATATAAATGCAATCACTATAATCATGGTCATAATAAAACTAAATAGAAATACCGCAGTGGAGTCTTTTAACTCCGATAACTTGAATTTTTTTAAATCAATTGTATTATTCATATGTTTTATTGCATTATGCATCGAGTCTGTTAAACTTGTCGTATGGCCCGGGGGATTAACTGACATTATATTATATTCATATAATATAATATAATTTATTTTATTGTGTTACGACACTCCTTTCCACAAATAAATATAAAAAAGTACTTAAAGAGATATATTTTATGTCTAAATAATGTATGTTTAAGCGAAACATTTTGTACCTTATTCCCCCTTAATCAATATATAACAACAAATTAAAGATAGGTTTATATGATATATATAATCGATAGCATGTATGATAGTAATGACTGTAAAATCCATTTAGATTTACTTAATAATTCGTATTTTTATAATGGTCCCCTTTATTGTTCAGCAGAAATGCAGGTTATTGACTGGTGGTTTATGTCGAATATATTGACTATTATTTTTTATTTCAACATAAGGCATGTAATGTAATGTAATATTGAATTTGTGTCATAATCAATTAAACATTATTACTTATTATAATATAATAGTATAGAATGCCGGGAGGATTTATGCAACTAGTATCTCAAGGACAACAGAATATTATATTAAATGGGAACCCTACCAAGTCTTTTTTCAAGTCCACTTATCACCAGTTTACCAACTTTGGTATGCAAAAGTTCCGGGTGGACTACGAAGGTTCCAAAACATTAAGACTAACAGAAGAATCCCAGTTTACGTTTAAAATACCTCGTTACGCTGACTTATTGATGGATACTTATGTCTCTGTCGCATTGCCCAATATTTGGAGCCCTATTCTACCGCCTCAACAAATCACGGCAGATACCATTTCTCAAGGGTTAGGGAATCTGGAGCAATGGGCGCCATATGAATTTAAATGGATACAACATATTGGCGCAAAAATGATTTCCAAAATAAGTATTACCTGTGGGAACTATACATTACAAGAATATTCAGGAGACTATTTATTGGCTGCAGTTCAAAGAGACTTTAGTTCTACCAAATTGGACCTGTTTAATGAAATGATTGGAAATGTACCTGAACTGATAGACCCAGGAAATGCGAATTCCAGGGTGAACTCTTATCCCAATGCATACTATGATACAAGTATTGCTGGACCTGAACCCTCAATAAGGGGCAAAATATTATATATCCCTTTGAATGGTTGGTTTGGATTAAAGTCCCAGATGGCTTTCCCTTTGACTTCTTTACAATATAACGAGTTACATATTACAATCACTTTTCGACCAATCAATCAGTTGTTTGTTATACGTGATGTATTTGATGCGACCAATATGTATCCATATGTAGCACCAAACTTCAATACGTGGTATATGCAGTTTTACCGATTTTTACAGCCGCCTCCGGATGTGAATGTGGATATTACTTCTTATGTAGACCAACGAACGAGTTGGAACGCGGATATACATTTGAACTGTACGTATGCATTTTTGTCGAATGAAGAAGAACGTTTTTTTGCATTACAAGAACAAAAATATTTAATCAAACAAGTATATGAACGCAAATTTCCAAATGTTACTGGCCCCAATAAAGTAGAAACAGACTCAATTGGTATGGTGACCAGTTGGTTGTTTTATTTTCAAAGAAGCGATGCCAACTTGCGTAACGAATGGTCTAATTATACCAACTGGCCATATAATTATTTACCCATTAACGTTACTTCTGCACCTACTTCCGGTCCATACATCATCTATAGGACTAACACAAATGGTACATTACAACCTGTCCAAATAGGTCCGGGAGTGAACCCAGATGGGCGTTTAACTGGACTCGTAGTCAATCAAACGTATAATGGACAAAATACCAAAAAAATATTGGTAGCAATGGGGATTTTATTGGATGGTTCTTATCGTGAAAATATTCAACCGGAAGGAGTGTTTGACTATATTGAAAAATATACCCGGACCAGTGGGAGTGCTCCTGAAGGCCTTTACTGTTATAACTTTGGAATACATAGCAACAACGCGGATATGCAACCATCGGGAGCGATGAACATGAGTCGGTTTAACCAAATCGAGTTGGAGTTCACCACCATTGTTCCACCTTTGGACCCGCTTGCGCAAAGTTTGACTATATGTGACCCGGAAACCAAGGCAATTATTGGTATCAATAAACCCACGTGGCGTATATATGACTACAACTTTGACTTGCATTTGTTTGAAGAGCGTATCAATGTGGTCAACTTTATTGGTGGAAACGTTGGATTAATGTATGCCACTTAAAGACCCCCTATATTGTACAAAATGTTTTATTTGGTAATGTACAAAACATTTTGTTTGGGATGTATCATGTATTGAAAAATACATAATGTTAGTAGCCAGAGGGAGAAAGGTTGCTGTTGGCCGCAGGAGGCGTGGTTTCGTAGAATAGTCCGGTGGCACTTTGTCTCATGGGATACTTAGGTTGATAGTCCGGCATTTGTAGTTTGGGTGTATCCACCGTGAGAGTAGCCATTCCTTCGTCATACTCATCTTTAATGCTTTCTTTTTTGTTATATAACGCCAGACCTTCGTTAAAGGATTTGGTCCAGGGGTTTATACCTTCATATGGTTGTTGGATGGTTGCCTGCATCGAACCTGGGTACTCTTCCGAATAGTTTATATAGTCGGTGGTCAAAGAACTATACTGTAGTCCCTGGTCTCCCATTTTTCCGCCATCTTCATATGGTTTAATTGTGTCTGGGTCTTGTATTTGGGATACGTGAGGGGCAGGAGGCGTACATCCATAACAGTCAATATCGGCTAAACATTGTTCTTTGGTTTTACTACACTTGGCATTGGGTCCGCAAAAGTTGTTACATTGAAAGGTTGTGTTTATAGGCAGAGGTACATTGTGGCTATATAGAGGAGAGTTCAGGTCGTTATAGTTTATTTGGCTTTCTTTAGGATAAGGATTGGGGTCAAATGCTTCTTTAAACGAAACCCCATAACCATGCCCATAGGTGTATATAAAAAATACAAAAACACATATACACAACAAAAAGATAAACATAATAATGGTGTAAGAATAAAAAACAGATAGTCGACTCAATGTCATTATAATGACACAAGAGTTTATTTTATGTAAATATAGAAAAATGTTTTGTATATTTATGAATAATAAAATAATATATATTTATTATAATGTCTACAAGTTCAACTTCTGTTGAAGATAAAAAAGATGAAGATTCAGGAGAAAACGTAACTAAGCAAATAGACCTTAAGGGATTTATAGTGGCTTATCTATCTACTATTATTGGTATATTTTTTGTATTTCTTATGGGAGGTATTGGGTTATATACTACCAAAGTAGTTCAATCCAATATTTTACCGGATAGTTCTCAGTTACCTCCTTTTAAAGACACAGGGAAAGACACAAACGGGAAAGACATAGACATAGACTTAGACTTAGACATAAAATTAGTAGATATGCATATTATCCGACCTACATTTTTTGCAGACTATAATGAATGTTATTCCCAAAAATGTTTGTTTAATGCCCCCGATTTTTATAATTCATTCAAGACAAATTTCATTACTTGTGGAATGAAACAAAACGCAGTTTATGGTAAATCAAGTGCGAATTTGTGTCTTTATTTATCCGATGTATATCCAAGTATAGTAGCCATGAATTTTTATATTATTAAAATATTGTTTAATGTTATCGGTTTTATACCCGAAGAACTTATTATGGTTTTATTTACCTTTTGTTTTTTTTATTACTTGATGTTTTTATATTTTGCTAATTTAGCTATTGGTATATTTTTTCATATAACAAAATTTTCTAAATGTTTTGAAAAAATTGAACCAAAAGACGAAAATGTTACAGGAGGAGGCAAAGAAAACACAAAATTAACAACTGAAGGGTTAGGTAAAGGGTTAGGTGATGTTGATACCAAAATGGCACATGTTACCGGAAATATTGATAACGTAAATAATCCAATTGGTAAAAGCGCTGCACAAGCTGAACTTGCTGCAAGTTTAACAAATGATTTAAAAAAAGACCCAAAAGGTTTTTTAAAAAATGTTGCCCTTGAGGGTGCACAACTTACATTTTGGGGTCGAATTTCACTTTTAATTTGGAAAGTAGTATTATTTTTTACATATTTCATGGCAGCATGTATTTCAACATTTGTCATGCCAATTTATTTTACTGCATATAGTTTTTTTATACCACTCACTGTAACTTTTAAACAGTTGAAAGCAAGTGATTTTGAATCACCAAATGCAAAAATAAAAGTCACTAATGACTCAAAACAGTCTGGAGGATTATTCAATCTTTTTAGTTCCAAAAGTAAAGTAAAAAAGGAAAAAGAAAAAAAACCAGAATATTTTGGTTTTTATAAATTTTTTATGGATTCTTTTAGGTATAAAAAAGTATTTTTTATGATTCTTGCTACTATTACTTTAATACAAAGTTCTGTAAGCTACTTAGGTTACGCATCTTTAATTTGTGTTGCTATTGCAGTCGGTTACGCATACTATAAGAAACTATATCATATAGACTTGGATGACAAACAACTGTTTGCATTAGACTTTACTAAAATTGGTAACAAATTAAAAATTCCATTAGATAAAGTAAGTATCAATTTTAAATGTAATCCACCACCAGGAGCACAACTAAAAACACCCACACCAGAAGCAGACACACCAGAAGCAGACACATCAGTAGAAGATACATCAGAAGCAGACACATCAGTAGAAGACACACCAGTAGAAGACACACCAGTAAAAGCAGAAGACACACCAGTAAAAGCAGAAGAAACACCAGTAGAAACAGAAAAAACAGAAACACCAGTAGAAACAGAAAAAACAGAAACACCAGTAAAAGCAGAAGAAACACCA